CCGAGGGTCAAATTGGGCCTTATCAGCCATCTCCCCTAACAAAGGGAGATCCAAATGAGGTATATGGTTGTAACCTTGATAAATCTGTTGCCAGAAATGGACGAAGCAGACAACCACTAAAATAAAACTTAACCATGAAAGATAACAAAACATATAAAACTAAAAAGATAATTCTTAATAGAAATATATGCTTACCTAGAATCTATCGAATATTGGTAACAATACTCGATTGAACGCTAGGGCTAACTCCCAACGAAAAGTTGGAAATTAGGACCATTTTCTTCAAAATCCAAAGATTATGAAGAGAGTGTGGTCTTACCTTCACGATCACGTATCTTAAAGCCGCAAGGCTTCAAGTCACGCGTTTTATTTCAGGAGATCCTTTAATAGAAAAAGGTCATCAAAATGTCAAGATCTCAATTGACAAAGATGGTTATCCTTTAATCTATAAAGGTTTCAAACACCTTGCTGTTTCTAATAAAAGGTGAGACGTCGTTAAATTGTTTACAATTATCACGATATCACGTGCTATTAGAAGGGATCGCAATGACAAACTAAAAATTAACTTAGAAGTCATCGAAGGGAAAAGTACAGCGAAGTACAAGACCCTTGATCCACATATTCTTGAAAAAGTCATCAAGAAGATGGGCATCCCTAAACTTGTCATCAAAGACTTTAGCGGTAGATTTCCAATCTATAATTCCGCGGGTCCAGATGGTTCAAGTACGCGAAGTGCCTGAATGACTATTCCAAAATTTGGAATTAGTCTCCTTACCTCATTATTGCATTTAACCGGCAATAACGGTAGGCTGTACTTACTTAGCAATTTCCTATTTAATACACTAAATCCAGTTCGAAGGCTAATTCCTAGTATTATTAACTTCATAGAGAAAAATAAACTAGCAATTAGCTCACTCGGTATGCTATCATTACTTGAGAATAATGGTTACACACGAAAACTGGCTATAGTCGAAGACCCTGAGTTAAAGGCAAGAGTGATTGCTATATATGATCACTATTCACAGGCAGTCTTGGAGAAACTGTCTGATCAGGTTTTCCCTATTTTAAGGGGAATACCTAGTGATCGAACATATACACAATCACCACTATTTACACATACCGGTTATGTTAAAACCGATGATATGTATCATAGCTTTGACTTAACTTCAGCAACAGATCGTTTTCCGATAGACCTACAAAAACAGATTCTCAAGATGCTACAGTTTCCAGCTGTAGATGATTGAGCAAATGTCATGGTAGGACAGGTCTTTGAGATTCCTATTTCATGAAATTGAAATCTCCAAGAATCGGTAGAGTATAAGGTAGGTCAACCCATGGGAGCCAGGACATCTTGACCTGTATTCACACTAGCACACCACATAACTGTTCGTTATTGTGCATGACTAGCAGGTAAACCCGATTTTCACAATTACATTATCTTGGGAGATGATATTGTAATTCATGATAACAAGGTCGCCGCAATTTACAAAGGTGTAATTGCGGGTCTTGGGGTTGAACTCTCTAGTAACAAATCACACGTGTCAAAACACATTTATGAATTTGCTAAGAGGTGAGTACATCTTAAAATTGGAGAAGTTTCTCCTATACCACTCTCAGGTATTTCAGATAATATATCTGATATAGGAACATTATACATGTTACTATATGACCTGGTGTTTAATAGGAATCTCTTCCAATTTAAAAGTAGTTTCACACACGGATTCTGTTGTTGGTACAATAGTCTCTGTGAGTGATCATTTGATAAGAAGTATATTCACAAGTACGGTAATCCAATACCTGTGAAGTATCAAACGGTTAAAAGACTCATGGATAGAGTCCAACCGTATACATACTATCTATCATGGATTAGTGATAGATTAACTTATGATCAAATGAGGAATCTACTGACAAGATTTCTTCCTGACTTTTATATGGCTAATAAGAATCCACCCTACATAACAGATTATGAATACACAACTGTTATACCAGGGGACATGGATAAAATACAAAAAATCATTAATAATTCACTTACAAGTGTAATTATTAGACAATTTGAGAGAGCAATTTCAAAAATAGATGAAATCAACTCTCAGATTAATAGTGATATTTTTATTAATCATTTTAACCCATGAAATCCCATGAACCTTGGTTATCAATTCATTAAAAATGAATTGATAAAGGTTAGTGATGAATTCCGAAAAACCAATAAAGAAGACATACCTAAAGCTCTAGATATACTGTTATCTCTCGATCCTGACAATTTTAGTAATAGAGAGTCTACTTCACCAACCAAGAAGAGACGAGCTACTGCTAAATTTGCCAGAAACCTTTTCAGAGATCTGGGAAATTCCCAGAAAAATACTGATTGGTTACTGTATGGGGGTCTTGATCAAGAACGTCTGAGACTCCAAGAGGAGCGAATGGCTAAAGTTCGAGCCTTCCAGTTAAGGCTTAAACTTAAGTCACAGAATGTTCTTAAGAATAAATAGGATGTTAAGAAAGTACAAACGCTTGTTCGTGATTGAAAGACTATATGTCTCCAGACTAGAGGTAATTTTTACATATACCTAGAGTTAGAAGCATATATGTGACTTTATCAATCACTGGGTATCCCACTGAAAAGGTGTGGGGTACGGCTCCTTAAGAAAGAGCCCACTTAGACC